GTTAGTAAACAGGTTTGACACCTACCGCGTGGACCGCAAGGCGGTAAAGCTTGACAGTGGTTTTTTACGAGTGCCGGTTTTTGCTACAAGGGCCGGCATTTTTCATTATCGAAAACCAGACGGCACGGTGCGGCGCGAACTAAGGCACCCCGACGAGGTTTTCAAACAGGACTCGCTTGCCACACTTGAGGGCGTGCCGTTTACAAACAGGCACCCCGCCGAGCTTGTCAATTCCAACAATGTAAAAAAATACATGGTCGGCGTTGTAAGTGACCGCGTGGGCCGGCAGGACGATTTCGTTGACACGTCCGTTACCGTAATGGACAAAAAGACAATAATAGACGTTGAGCAAAAGGGGCTGCGCGAGGTTTCTTGTGGTTACAAGTGCGACGTTGACGAAACACCGGGCGAGTACAACGGCGAGCATTACGACGCTGTGCAAAAAAATATTCGTTACAATCATTTGGCCGTTGTTGACACGGGCCGGGCGGGCCCCGACGTGAAACTGCGACTAGATGCAAACGACGCGGAGTTGGTTGAGGACGGCAAGGGCGCTCCCAACCATTTTAATAAACCCATTGGAGGGAAAACCATGCTGGTAAGAATTGACGGCGTAGAATTTGAAATTGCCGACAACTCTTTAGCCTCGGCAGTAACGCAGGCGCTTGAAAAGCGTGACAATGCTCTTGCCGACGCCAAAAAAGAGTTGGACGCAACCAAGGCCGACGCCAAAAAGGAAAAGGACACGTTGCAGGCGAAATTTGACCAAAAGACCGAAGAGTTTGAAAAGGTCAAAAAGGACGCCGAAAACGCGCCAAAGGTTACTGAGCTTGTAAAGGCACGGGTTGCACTTGTCGAAAAGGCAAAACCGCACCTTGACAAAGCCACGGTCGAAAAGCTTGACGACATGGACGACAAGGCAATCAAGGTTGCCGTTGTCAAGTCCAGGGTTGAAAAGTTTGACGAAACCGAAAAGAGCGACGACTACATAAACGCACGTTTTGACGCAATCGTTGAAACAAAACCAGAGGGCGACAACAGGCAAACCAAGCTTGACAAAACCCTCGGCGACGTTGACGAAAGCAGAAAAGACGGCGACGAGTTGGACGCTGAAAAAATCCGAAACGACAACATGAAGGCCGACGAGGCCGCTTGGCAGCAACCGCTCGGAGCATTCGCAAAAGAACGCGCCGCAGCAATGGGGGGCAACAGCTAATGAGTCAAACAGATGCACCGCAAATAAACATGACAAGGGGTTTCAACGGGGCCGCCGCTGACAGTCACAACCCAAAAGACGTGCTCACCGGCAAGGCAGTAAAAGAGGCAATGCCGCTTGGACTGCTCGCAGTCGTTGACCAGGCAAACGGCGACGGCGCTGTAATGCTGCCGACCGCAACCGGCGACATTACAAACCTTACTGCAGGCGTTGTGCTGCATTCACACGCTATTGAGTCAAGCGCATCGGGCGACCCTCAATACCCTCAAAATGCAGCCGTCAACGTGCTCCGCAAGGGCCGCGTTTATGTGGAAACTGAGGACGCAGTGGACGAAGGTGCCGCCGTTTTCGCACGCCACACCGCAGACTTTGGCAAATTCCGTTCGGACATTGACGGCGGCGACGCCACACTTGTGCCGGGCGCAGTTTTTCGGTCGTCAACAACCGGCGCGGGGCTTGCCGTCGTCGAAATCAACTTACCGTAAGGGGGTGCTACAATGGGAAACCCAGTAGAATACACGCACCTTGACGCAGGCGAGTCCATTTTTTTCACTCGCCAACTTGAGCACGTCAAGGCCCGTACATACGACAAAAAGTTTGCTCAACTCAAGGCGAGGATGCTAATTCCGGTTTCATTTGAGGCCGGCCCCGGCGCGGAGTCAATACGCTATGAGCAATTCGACCAGGTTGGAATTGCAAAGGTTGTTGCCGACTACGCTAAGGACTTTCCACGCGCAGACGTTGCAGCCGAAGAGTTTATCAGCCCAATCAAGTCGCTTGGCGCGTCCTACGGCTACAGCGTCCAGGAAATTCGGGCAGCACAACACGCAGGCAAACCCCTGCAGCAACGACGTGCAAACGCCGCAAGGCGTGCCATTGCACAACAGGAAAACACCATTGCATTTATCGGCGACGCCGACCACAACCTGCCCGGCTGGTTTACAAATGCAAACATTCCAGACGTTGCACTGCCAAACGACGGCGGCACAGGCGGCACGGACTTTGCGGACAAGATCGGCACGCCCGACCTTATTGTGCGCGACCTAAACAGCCTCGTGAACGCGGTTATCACGCAATCAAACGGCGTCGAAGTGCCCAACACCCTGTTGCTGCCGATTGCACAGAAAACCCTTATTGCGTCAACGCCCCGGAGCACAACGAGCGACACGACCATTTTGAACTACTTTTTGCAAAACAACTCTGCGGACCTGCGCGACTGCGAATGGGTCAACGAGCTTGCCGCTGCAAACGGTTTTGTTTCAAACGACTCCGCCATTGTGTACGACCGCAACCCGGACGCCTTCACGCTCGAAATTCCACAGGACTTTGAGCAATTCCGGCCCCAGGAAAAAGGGCTTGAGTTTGAAGTGCCGGTGCACGCACGCATTGGCGGCGTTTTGCTTTATTACCCACTTTCGCAGGCTATGAGCGACGACGTGTAAAAAAACCAGTGCCGGGGGGCCCTTTCGGACCCCCGGACCATTTCGGGGGTAATTACCGTGGACAAGAAAGTTGACAAAAAGCCGGAAAAAAGACCGGCAAAAACCGTTGAGGTTACAAACCTCGGCAGCCTAATGCACACGCCAAGGGGCATGATTGCCAAGGGCACGGGCCGCATTGTCGAAAAGAAATGGGCCGAAATGAAAAAGTGCAAAAGCGTTGCCGCCGCACTCAAGGCCGGCAGGCTTGTCGAAGGTGACAAGGCCGAGGCCGCAAAGGTGAGGGCACAAAAAGAGGCCGAAACCAAAAAGAAAAAGGACGAGGCCCACAAGTCAAAGGTAAAGAAGGTTGCCAAAAAAAAGGCAAAACGAAAGTAACCATTTTTGAAAGGATCGGCGACTATGTTAATCGAATACGCAAAACCAAACGTGTTGACACTGCCAGTGTTGCCTAAAAAGGCCGGCGCTACCGTCCGCAGTGTGCTTTTGTCACCGGGTATAAACCAGGTTGACAAAAAGGATTGGGACGTTTGTAAAGAGCTTCCAAAAATCAAAAGGCTTGTTGCAGAGAAAAAGATTAAAGTCTGTGTTGGATCGGACGACACCGAAAACGAGTTTGCCCTTGGCAAGCTGCAGGTAAAGGACGCCGCCGCAGCAATCAAAAAAACCTACAACATTTTACTTTTGGAAAACTGGAAACACGGCGAAACACGACCGGGCGTTTTGAAGGCAATCAATGCACAAATTGCCTTTGTCGAAGAGAAAACCGCACCTAAAAAGGCGGCAACAGCATAGGGGCTAGTGGGCCGTGGCAATTTCAACTGATAGTGACATGGTAATTGTGGTTGCACCTGAGCTTGAGGGCACAAATACCGACCGCATTGACCAATTCATTGAATGGGCGAAAAACAGCGTTGACGAGTCCGTTTGGGGCGACAACGCCGACTATGCCACGGCCCTACTCGCTGCCCACATGCTCACGGTTGCAAACAAGCGCGGCATTGGCGGCGAAACCAAACGCAAAAAACTCGGTGACACCGAAATTGAATTTGCAACAATGGGGGCCGCCGGAAACCAGCAACCGCACGAGCTTACTGTAACAAGCTATGGAAAAGAGTTTTTACGTGTGCGCCGCACCCTTCAAATGGGTCCGCTTGTGGCCGGGGGGTGCACCTAATGGCAATCCGCACCGTTGAAAAGGACCGGGGTTACAATGAGTTTATGCGCGAGCTTAAAAAGATAAAGCGCCAACCCATTGTAAAGGTCGGGTTTCAAGAAGAGAAGGGAAACGCGCTACACCCCGGCGGCAGCATGGGCACAAAGCCGCTAACCGTTGTGCAGGTTGCCACGTTCAACGAGTTTGGCACCGAGGACGCCGACGGTAACTTGCATGTCCCTGAGCGGTCCTTTATCCGTTCGACAATGGACGAAAAGCGGCGCGAGCTTTTGAAGGTAAACAAAAAGCTTTACCGGCAGATTGCCGAGGGCACAATGAGCACCGAGCGGGCGCTTAAAATACTCGGTATAAAAATAAAGGCGCTAATTCAGAAAAAAATAACCGACCTGCGAAAACCAGCGAACGCACCGAGCACAATACGACGCAAGCGGTCAAGCAACCCGCTAATCGACACCGGACTAATGAGGCAGTCGGTTACATACAAGGTTGACATGGACGGGCGAAAGGCAAAAACAGCGTGAATTTTTTGGGCGACATACTTGCAACACTCGGAAACACAAAAATTTGTGTTACCCGGCACACGCAGGGCCGCATTGTAGGCGGCAAGCGCAAGGTGTCCAAAAAACGGCCTTTTCACATTGAGGCCGGCGTGCAACAGATAAACGGGCGCGAGCGCGAGCTTTTGCCCGAAGGTTGGCGACAAAGCTATATTGTGAAGGTTTACACCGACAAGCGGCTTTATGCCTCGGACGACGCCAAAAACCAACAGGCCGACCTTTTGGAAATTGACGGCGAGCGTTTTGAGGTTGTAATGCAGGCACCTTTCAAAGGGCTTGACCTGGACCATTTCCGGTATTTTGCAGCGAGGGCCAACGCATGAGCACAACGACCCCCGCAAACCTTACCGCAATAAAAGAGCGTTTCAACGAAATCCGTGAGGGTTTGTTGAAATGGCTGGGCGACTTTACCGATTGGCCCGTTGTAATGGCGGATCATTCGGACACAAGGCCGGACGGCCCGCACGTTGTTTTCAAGCTTTTGACCAATCTGGTTAAAATCGGTGCAAAGGACGAGCGGCTAATCGACAAAACCACGGGCAAGGTTACTGTGCGCTCGCACCGTGAGTTTACCGTTGCAATTGAGGCAGTGGGCAGGCCGGTCGGCCCCGATTGTGATTTAGAGGACTTTATAAGAGCGACCGACATGCTAGTGCCAATTCACTTGTCACTTGACGGCCCGACGGCGCACGAAATGTTTGACTCAATGGACGTTGCGGTTTTCAACGAGGGCGAAATACAGGACATTTCGCAAATACTGGAAACCGAAAAGCAGCCCCGCGCACTGTTGGAAATACAGTGTCGGGCACGTTTTGATTTTGTGGAAACACCCGGTTACTTTAATGCGGTTGAAATGTCAGGCGACTTTGACACCAATGCCGACGGTAATTTCAACCATAACACGGGTATAATTGAAGTTTCTTAATTTGGAGGTTTCATCATGTCGCTTGACAGCATTGTAACAGTAACAATTACAAGGCAAACCAAAACCCCCAGCCGCGCCGGTTTCGGCACGGGTGCCTTTGTGTCCGAGGGGGCCGTATTCCAGGAATTGATAAAGGAATACGAGGACATTGACGCGGTAAACGCGGACGTTACAGCCGGTTGGCTTGACGCAGACGCGCAGACCGCAGCACAGAGGTATTTCGGCCAAACCAACGCGCCGGAAAAACTCTATATCATTAAAAAGGGTGCCGACCGGGCGCACGTCCAGGAAATTGTTTTTGAGGGTGCATTTGTAGTTGACAACTCAATTTCAATTGACATTGACGGCACGCCGGTAGTTACTCCGTGGAATACCGACACGGACACGACCCTGCAGGACATTGCAACAAACATTGCCCTTGAGGCAGGCGTTGCAACGGCGGTTGCAGACACCGACGCACGCAGCATTCTTGTAACGGGTGCATCGGTAAACACCGAAGTGCTGATAGAAAACATTGTTGTTACCCTCGGCGCGTCACAAACCACGGGCAGCGTTACCCTAATCACTTACTTTGACGAAGTGCAGACTTACGTTGAGTCGATCATTCGCGCCCAACTGGTTAACGACGATTGGTATGGGTTGTGCATTGAGTCAAAGGACAAGGTTGAGCAGGAGCCCGTTGCAGATGCAATTGAACCACTCACAAAGTTTTTTGCATACTCAACCGCAGACGACGACGCAAAGGACGCAGCCGTTGCAGACGACATTTTAAGTTTGCTGCAGGCCAAAAGCTACGACCGCTCACTTGGTCTTTTCAGTGCAGACGCCGAAAACCACCCCGAAATGGGTTGGATCGGCGGACAACTGCCAAAGGACCCCGGCAGCATTACATGGGCCTATCAGACAATTGCGGGCGCTGTTGTTGACACGACTGCGACACTTGACGCAACAGGCAAGTCTGCAGTTGACGACAAAAACGGAAACACCTACACGACGACCGCAGCCGTAAACCTCACCGAAGAGGGCAAGGTTGCGTCGGGCGAGTGGATGGACATTATAAGGGGCATTGACTTTATCGTTGCACGCATGCAGGAGTTTGTTTTTGCACTCAAGATAAACGAGGAAAAAGTGCCCTACACGGACGACGGCATTGCGTCCATTGAAAACGAAATGCGCCGGGCACTGCGCCTTGGCGTCAACAACACCATTATTACCGAAGACTACACGGTTACAGTGCCGGCAGCCGCAGACATACCTGCAGCCGACAAGGCAAACCGTATTCTTGAGGGCATGGAATTTACCGCAATTTTGGCCGGTGCAATCCACAAAACCAGAATTGAGGGCACCCTAACATACTAATCGGAGGTTTTAGCTAATGAAAACTTTTGACCCTAAACAAGTCTCTGTTATTGTCGGGGGCCACATTGTCCAAGGCTATGCCGACGGCACCTTTGTGGAATGCGCCCGCAACAACGACACCTGGACACGCTCAGGCGGTGCGGACGGCGAGCAGACGCGCTCAAAGTCAAACGACCGCAGCGGCACCATTACAATTACCCTAATGCAGTCGTCGGTTTCCAACGCTGTTTTGGAAGGGTATGCCATTGCAGACGAGGCCACAAACGCAGGCGTCGTGCCCTCACTCGTAAAAGACAACAACGGCAGCGAAATTGTAACGGCGGCACAAAGCTGGGTCCAAAAACCTGCAGACAAGGGGCACGCAAAGGAAACAAGCGACCGCGTTTGGGTTTTGGAAACGGGCGAGCTTATTTTTGCCGGCGGCGGAATACCCGACGCCGAGTAAACATTTTAACTTTAAGGATCGGCGACAATGAGAACGTCAAGCAAATTTGAAACAGGCGGCCACACCTACGAGGTAAATATGTGGCACCCGGACAAGGCAATTGAAAACCTTGCCTGGTTGACAAAGTTGTGCGGTGAGTCCATCGTTGCGTTGCTCGTTAACGTGGACTCGGTGCGCGACCTAATGGACTCCGAGGTTGACCTTGCCCTTTTGACCCCCGCCGTAAGCACCATGCTGAAAAGTCTGGACGAAAAAGAGGTTGTTGTAAAAGTAAACCAGTTTGTTGACGGCATGCTTTGCGACGGGGCACAATTCAAGTACGACACTCACTTTATGGGGCGACCGGGGCATTTGCTCAAGGTTTTGGTCAACGTGCTCAAGGTCCAGTACGCGGATTTTTTCGCAGAAATCCCCGCCGGCATAGTGGCCGGAAAAAATCCGGCGACGACGGGGAAAACTTCGACCCCGGCACACTGAATATTAATCTATTCAAGTGGCGGCCAATCACGCGGGGGCTTTGCACCCTGCAGGAGTACGACGAGCATTACTCATTGGTTGACCTTTGCGACGCCAACGAGGCTTTGGACGTAATAGACGAGCACGAAGAGTGGGCGCACGAAAGGGCCGAAAAGAAGGCGAGGGCAAACCGGGGCAATGCACGTTGAGGTTTTAGAGTATGGCAACAGTACGCGAATTGGTTACACGCTGGGGTTTCAAGGTTGACGACCGCCCCTTGCGGCGCATCGACACCCGCGTTAGCAAGCTCAAAGCCTCACTCCGCAGCCTAAACTCAATTGGCATTAGGGTCGGCGCTGGTTTTGCCGCAATTTCAACGGGTATTGGCCTGTTGCTGCGCGAGGCCGGCGAATTTGAGCAAATAGAAATTGCCTTTGAAACGCTTACCCAGTCCCAGGAAAAAGCCCGAAAACTCACCGAAGAGTTGGTAATGTTTGCCCAAAAAACGCCTTTTGAGCTAAAGGGCGTTTTCAATTCCACAAAGCAATTGCTCGCTTACGGAATTGAGGCCGAAAACATGATTGACACGCTCACGGCACTTGGAAACATTGCCGCAGGCGTGGGTAAGGACAAGCTGCCGCAGCTTACCCTTGCCTTTGGGCAGGTCCGCACTGCGGGCAGGCTGCGCGGGCAGGAGGTTAGGCAGTTTACCGAGGCCGGCGTGCCCATTGCCGAGGCAATTGCCGAGCAAATGGGCGTTGCAAAAGAGCAAGTGCAGGACATGGTAAGCCGGGGCGAGGTTGGCTTTGAAGTTGTCAACGCAGCCCTGCAGCGGCTTGCAAACGGCACCGGGCGCTTTACCGGGCTAATGGAAAAGCAAAGCCGCACCCTGTTGGGGCTGTTTTCAAACCTAAAGGACGCCGTGCAGGTATTGGCAATAAGTGTTGGCGGGGCCCTCGTGCCAGAGGCGAAGGAATACCTGCGCATTGCAATTGCCTGGATTTCGGCAAACAAGGAATTAATACAACGAAAAACAACGCGCTTTATGGCGCTTTTGGTTGACGGGCTAAAGCAGTTGGTCAAGGTTGGCATGTTTGTGCTGCGCATACTAAAGGCGGTCACAAACGCCCTTGGCGGGTTTGAAAACGCCGTCAAGCTTGCCACGTTTGCGGTTAGCGCCCTTGTGGGCGTGCGCGTAGTACAGTTTTTGGGCAACGTGGGGCTTGTGGCCCTGAGCGCGGCCAAAAACCTTTTGGTCTTTACAGCACAGACACGCACGGCGGCCCTTGCGGTCTTTTCCCTAAAGGCAATTGCCCTTGCACTGCCCATTGCAATAGGCGCTGCGGTTGCGGCCCTGTTTCTACTAATAGAGGACCTGGTAGTTTACATGCAGGGCGGTGACTCGCTTATTGGGTCGCTGGTTGAAAACTTTGACAAGGCTGCGCCGGCATTTCTTGAGGCATTGGACCGCTTTGGAAACAAGGCAATAGAGAAGGTCCAGGAAGTAACCAACAAAATATTAAATTTTTTACAGGCCGAAGAGTTTGCACCGCAACGAAAAAAAATAGCGGACGCGCTTTTAGCTGCGTTCGACGTTGCAATTGTCGGGTCCGTGGCGCTTGCAAAAATCGGTTGGGCAATTGGCAGCGTGATAGCCGACGGAATTTTTGATGCTATAGCCGAGCGTTCGCCAATGCTTGCAACACTTGTTGGGATTAGTTCAAAACGACAACGTAAAAAGCGTTTTGAAAAAACCAAGTTTGACGAGGACACGGCCAACGCAATAAAGTTTATTGAAAAATTCGGTTTGGAAGACGTGCAAAAGTCGCAGGCATTTGCACCCGAAGTCCTTACACGCGCACAGGCATTAATAAAAAAAGGTGTTGACCCGGACAAATTGACAAATGTAAGGCGCGACGTACTGGGCGGCAGGCTTGAAAAAATGGGGTCGCCCGGTCAAATGATAAGAGGACCAATTCCAGGAATGCAAAACAATTCGTTTGTAACAAATGTAAAAATAGACGGTAGCGACCTGGACGAAAAGGCACTTGAGCGGGCAATTTCAAAAGGTGTAAACGAGGCGCAGGAAAAAACAGCACGCGACATGCAGCAACAGGGCGGCGCGTCAATTTCGGAGTAGTGAATAGTGACGATTTTGGGTTTTTTAACAGGTGGCAGCCCCCAGCGGGTTGTAATAAGTCGTGACGAGTCCGAGGCACCGGGCCTTACACTTGACGCGGCCCTATCAATTCGCCCGTTTCGTGACCTTAGCATTACAAAAAACCCGGTTGAGTCCGGCGCGACCATTGCGGACCATGCCGAGTTGGGCAATTTCAGTTTTGACCTTGAGGGCATTATTTCCGAGGCCCCGCTGCCAAGCGGGTTTGCGGGTGCGGCCCTTGGGGCGTTGGGCGGTGTTGCCGGCGGTGCAATCGGCACTGTAACGGGCGGCGTTGCGTCAACACTCATTACAAGCGGGGCACTCGTTGGGGCGTCGGCGGCGGCAAACTTTGCACTTTCGCCGGACATACCCGACGGGGCAAGCCTTGAAAACCAGATTGCCAACCGCAACCTTTTGGACGGCGACTACCCCCGAAAAGCGTGGGACTATCTTTTAGGACTGCAACAGGGGCGTGAGCTTGTGCGTGTTGTCACAAGGCAAAAGACATACACGCAGCTTTTGATAAAGTCACTGAGCAACCCGCAGACGATTGCCGAGGGCAAGTCTGTGAAGTTTACAGCGACGTTTGAGCAGGTAAAGATTGTGTCAAGCTCAACGGTGCAAGTGCCGGAAAACGTCGTTGCCGCAGATGCAACGGGGGCGGCGTCAAAGGCGAGCACAGGCAAACAGGCGGCAACAGAGGCGACTAGCGCCCAGTCGTCAAACGTGAGCACTTTGAAAAGTTTTGTTAACTCAGTAGGGAGCTAGGCAATTGACGACCCTTGTAATTCCAGTACGCGCAGACTTGCCGGCATACACCTTTCAAATAGAGCTTGACGGCAGCCTTTACACGCTTACTTTTCGTTACAATGAGCGCATGGACCGTTGGCTAATGGACATTGCGGACGAAAACGAGGACGCGCTTTTGCTGGGCATACCGATTTTAACGGATTTCAACCTAATTGAACGCTTTAAGGACGACAACCTGCCGCCCGGTGAGTTTTTCGCACTGGACGAGTCGGGTGCACAAAAGTATGCGGGCCGCGAGGACTTGGGCAACGACATTAAACTATTTTATGTGGAGGCTGCATAGTTGGCTGGGGTTGTAACAGCGGGTGCCTACCAATACCTTAGAACGGCAGAACTAACGGTATTTGACAAAACGGGCTTTGGTCGCAAGTACGACGGGCTGCGCGTGCAGTTTCACATTGAAAAAACCAGCGAGTCAACCGCCAACAAGGCTGAAATAAAGGTTTTCAACCTTAGCGACTCTTCGCGTTTTCGGATCGAAGAGGACGAAATGAGCGTTGAACTAAAGGCGGGCTACCCCGGCGCACTGGAAATTGTTGCGAGCGGCGACGTTTCAAAGGGCGTGTCGGCGAAAAAGGCACCCGACTGGCTTACTACTATGGAAATACAGGACGGCGGCAAGGCACTCCAGGAAAAACACGTTGACTTTAGCTTTACGTCGGGCACACCTTATCAGGCAATAATAGAGGCCGCATTAAACGGGCTTGGCGTGGCGCAGGGCCCCCGCTCGTTTGCAGTTTCCGAAACAGCCGTGCAGGGTTTTTCGTTTTCGGGCACTGCAAAGGAATTGTTGGACAAGCTGGGCCGGCGCTTTGGCCTTGCCTGGTCAATTCAAAACGGTGCGGTCCAAATGGGCATTGACGGCGCGACGCTGCCGGCAATTGCACCGCTCATTGACGTTTACAGCGGGCTAATCGGCAACGTGCTGAAACGTGAAAAGGGCATTGAGTTTACAAGTTTGCTCAACGGCGAAATAATACCGGGGCACCCGGTCGTTGTTGAGTCAAGGGACATTAACGGCACCTTTTTAGTTAAAAAAACCATACTTGACGGCGACACGCACGACGGGCCGTGGCAAACGAAAGTTGAGGCAGAGCCCATTGGGTAAGAGTTTTGGACAACCGCAGACCAACAGCGAAACGCCCAGTTTTGTGGGTGCGCTGCAGGCTGTAATAAACGCGCAGATTTTGCAAATGTTTACGGCAATGCCGGGGCAGATCCAGGCTTACGACAAGTCACTTGGCACCGTTGACGTGCAGCCCTGCATAAAACGCAAGTACATTAAAGACGACGAGGTTGTTGACCTGCCAATAATTAACAACGTGCCGGTCTGTTTTCCAAGGGCCGGACAGGCTGCCCTCACGTTTCCACTTGCACGCGGCGACTATGTAATGCTGGTTTTTTCGCAACGCAGCCTTGAGCGTTGGAAAACGCAGGGCGGCACGGTTGAGGCGGGCGACCCCCGGCACCATGATTTAAGCGACGCAATGGCAATACCGGGCGTTTACCCCGGCAGTGTGCCGCTCGCAGGCGCAGACGGTGACAACCCCGTGCTGCAAAACACGGTTGCAAGCAAAATCATTGTTAGAAAAACAGAGGTTGAGGTTGCCGTTGGGGCGGGTAAACTCATTGTAACAAAAGAGGGCAAGTTTAGCTTTACAAACGGGGTAATTGACCTAATGGGACTCATTGACGAGGCGCTTGAGCAGTGCAAGCTTATTACGGTGCCGACCATTGCCGGCCCGTCGGGCACCCCGTTGAACGCATCGGCGTTTGAATTGATAAAACAAAAACTGGGGGTAATTACGGCGTGACCCTTGAGGCTTTCACAATCTGGCAGTCAACTTTTGTTGCACAGGTGCCGCCAACAGACGCCCCCGATTGGCCCGACAACCTTGCCGACTGGCTTGCCGAACGCCTTGACACTCCAAAGTTAAGCCTTCCCGGCATTACACTAGCGGTGCCGCCCCTGCCGGTTGTATTCGGCAAGGCGGCATTTCGCAGCATTTACTCAACGGCGGCAGCCGGCGACACAAGGGAAACTTTCGCGTCAAAGCTTGCCAACGCCTACGAGGCCGGCATGCAAAACGCAACCGTCACGGTAAAGCCCGGCGACTCTATTGGGGTGCCGTCGCCTACAACAACCTGGTCGGTTGTGGCAAGCTCGGTGTTTGACGCACCCAGCATTGCCGCAGGCAAAAACAAGGTGCTTGAAATTGCCAGTGCACCGGACCCGGAAAAACCAGAGGACTCGGCAATCATACAAAAGCTTTACGAGGCCGTGGGCCTTTTGACTGTAACCACAACCGGCAGTGATAGTGTGCCGCCCCCGTCGGGGCCAAATTCACTCGTAGACACCGCAAGGGGGGTTGCTTGAATATACTTTTGGACGAAAACGGCGACTGGGCAGTTACCGACAACCAACTGCAGTTGGTCACAGGCGTCGAAGAAATTGCACAGATTGTTGCCACGCGCTTGAAATTCTATTTGGGTGAGTGGTTTATGGACGTCCGCAAGGGGGTGCCGTGGTTTTCAAAAATACTTAAACAGGGTGCCAACCCGTCCGAGGTTGAGGCAATTTTAACGCAGGCAATCGTTGACTCACCGGGTATTATTACCCTAAACGAGGCAACCTTTTCGCTTGACAACCAAACCCGGCGGTTGACAGTCG